GCCCTATCAGCATATCTCGACGATGCCGGACCTGTCGGATTGTCCGCACTACACCAAGATACTGCGTCTCTACCGCCACGAACTCGAGGCGAAGCGCGATATATGGCACGACGTAGACAAGGTGCTCAAGAAGTCCCGGCCGAGTTGGGATGACGACCCCGACGCCCCGCTGGCTGAAGCTACCGCCCAAACGCTGGGCAAAACACCGGACACGGAAGTCTACGACCCTGAACTAGGCGGCGAGGCTGCGCCTTTCACGCTGCTCTGGTACGAGGGTTGGCTTCGTCTTCCGAACCAGACCAAGGACCGTTGGTGCCAAGTCATTCAAGACAAGGCCACCAAGTGCATTCTGCGGCTCACTATTCACGAGCGGGCCAACTGGCAGGACCGTGAGCGCTACAACGCCCAGATTCGCGAGCGCGATGAGCATGTAGCGATGATGGGCGAATACCAGCAGATGATGCTGGGCTATCAGCAGCAAGAGGCTGCTCACACTGAGGCCAACTCGCGGATAGACCAGACGACGGGAGAGATTGCTGACGCGCTCAAGTCGGGGATGATGGACGGGCAAAATGCCGTCGCCCTGGACCAGCACGTGGCGGGAATGGCTCCGCCTCCATTGCCGCCCCCTCCGCCGGCCCCGATGCCTCCTGAGTGGATGCAGGACAAGCTGGCACCTGACGAGACTGGAGCGATGCCAGATATGGCAACGGTAGAGCCTGACCCGATTCGTAGGGAGCCGGTCTATCTGTTTGCTCACGAAGTCTGTATTGAACCGATGACGGGAAACCTCGGTATCTCGTACGGTCGTGTACAAGCGGACTTCAACCGCTCAGCCAACGTGGCGCTCTCTCAGGTCACCGATTCGGCAACCATGGCCAACGTGGCCACCTATGTATCCTGGGGTCTGGAGTTCGAAGACGGTCAACTGAACCTCACACCTGGAAAGGTGAACAAGGTTTCTGGCGCCATTGGGTCCAGTATCAAGGACCACTTCATGCCATTGCCGACGGGACAGGCGAGCCCGGACCTGTTCAACATCATCAAACTGTCGCTCGACCAGGCACAAGCCTCCATTCAAAGCCCTGGCGTCTTGTCGGGTGAGTCGGGCAAGTCTGGTGAGACCAAGGGCGGCATCATGAGCCGCATCGAGCAGGCGACCAAGCAGCTGTCGGTGGTCACCTCGAAGTACGGCGACTTCGTCCGCCAGGTGTTGCTCAACAACGCTTACCTCAATAGCGTTTTCTTGCCCGACGAAGAGATTACACAGGTCTTCAACACCGAGACGAAGAAGTACGAAGAGCTGAAGCTTGGCAGGCATCTCTACGAGCGGAATTACCGAGTCAAGCTCAGCTCGGACCTGCGGTTCACCACGAACGCCCAGCGCATTGAGGAGGCTGACGAGCTAGTTAAGATGTGGCTCCAGATTCCGGCGCTCACCATCAACCCAGTGTTTGGGTATATGGTGCTCAAGGCTGCCCTGGTGGCTCGGGGTAAGCAGGACCTGGTGCAGGCACTGGGTCGGCCTCCTCAGCTTCCAGAAGGCGCCGTGTTTATCGGTATGCCACCCCCTCCACCGCCTCCTGGGTCAGCTCCGCCTGGAGCGCCTCCTGGTAAACAGCCTGGCCCGCCACAGCTACCGCAATGAAAAAACTCACAGACGAACAGAAGGCATGGTTGATGTCCGAAGGGGCAGCGCGCCTCCGAGGCTACTACTCGAAACAGGCGACTTTGTCTGTGAACGAGCTGATTACCAAAGCCATGTCCTCAACAGACCCGGAAGTCCGAGGCCACGCGATGGCCTATGCAACGTGGAAAGCAGCACACAAGGAATTGGAAATACCGAATGAATCAGAGTGAACCGAACGTGACCACGACGCGTCGTGGAATCCGGAGCGAGCGTCTCGCGATGGAAATTGGCTCGCACATCTCCGAGGGGACCATTGGTCTTGGGCCTTTGGTGGACCGTAAGCGCAGGCAGTACGGCATCCCCGACGAGGCGTTCTTCAGCCAGTGTGCTGTTTTCAATCGTGTACTTGTGGCGCAAATCCCCGAAGAGGAGGGCGACACCTACGAAGGCTCCGTCATTCTCAAGACGGAGATTGCCAAGAAGCGCGACTTGGTTGAGGCCCCACGGGGAGTCATTGTCTCAGCCGGCCTCCAAGCTTTGGATGAGCTGCGTTCCAATGGGATCGACATTGGGCATACGGTGGGGTTTACCCGCCTGGCCCCATTCCGCCGCCCCTTCGCGACCATTGGCGGGGAAAGACTGACACTCATCGTCCTTGTTGCTGGTGACATCGTCGACTCGGAAGACCTTGGGCAGGCTCTCAAGTCTCGCCGTGCTCGCGTTGTGGCGAAGCCAAACGAAGAGGGTGTGATGATTCACCAGTTCGTTGACGAAAACGGCAAAGTTTGGTCGCCCATCGAGGCGGCGGTTCCGGAGGATAGCTAATGGCTACTGAAGACGAAGACCTGAACACTGGCATAGATGATTCCGAGGAGGAGCTAGACGAAAAGCCAGAGCCAGCGCCAGAGCTACCAGCTGACCCGAACGAGCCTATTGAGGTAGTCACCGACGAGGCGAAGAAGGAAAGCCGTCGTCAGCGCCGGGCAGAGCGGCAGAATGAGTTCCGTCGCATCCAGGAGGAGAACGCTCGTCTTCGCGCCGAGTCTGATGCCTACCGGCGGCAGCCTGCTTATCAGCCGCAGCAACAACAGCAGCCGGTAAACCCAGCTGCTCAGCGGTTGCGTGAAATTGATGAGACCACCCAGCGGCTGCATCGGGAATACGAAGCAGTCGCATCTCGCCCGGGCTTCACCCCTCAAATGCAGGCGGACTATGAACAACGCGCTCTCCAGCTACAGACTGCCCGCATGGCCGCGGTTGCTCAAGCGACGGCTCCGCAAATCAATGAGCAGGAGCTGTACCGAAAGATTGCCTGGCAGCAGTTCACCAATGAGCATGCCGACGTTTTTGGTGATGAAAAGGCACAGAATTGGGCCATCGGCGAGTGGCAGAAGCTGGTCAAAGGTGAGGGGAAGGCCGACACCAAGCAACTGGCTGAGGAGATTCTCGACCGCGCCCGAGTGCGCTTTGGAATGAAGCCAAGGAATGGAGGCTCGTCCGTGACTCAAGCAGACCGACAGCGACTGACAGGCGTGGGTTCTCGTGGAGCCCCCGGCGCACCCCAGCAGACCGGGGCGGTAAAGATGGGCCCTCGGGAAAAGCACATGGCTCGTTTGGCCTTTGGCGACAAGATGAGCGAGGCCGAGGCTTACCAGAAGTGGGCCAACACGGTCGGCAAGAAGCTTCTAGAGCAGCAGCGCAAGGGTGGGTAAAATCGGACCCACTGTGCGCTTGACACGTGGCCGGATGCCCAGTAGCTTTCCCCTATCGGCGTAAGCCTTGCCGGGGCAAGCGTCAGAACGGCGGAAGGCGCCCCACCTCACCGTCAGAATACACTCCGGGGAACCACCTCAGGTTGCAATGCGAGGAGTCCCTGGAGTTTCTGAATGGCTAAGGCTGCGAAGAAGACCGCGTCACGTCTAGACCCCGCCCCGCGTCCCATTGACGGGGCTATCCCGTACTTCAATGTCAAGAACAAGGACCCTGACCGGTTCTATATCTGGGTCAACAAGGCTGCGCAGGACTTCGGCCTAGAGCACTACCTCTATCTCGGTTACGAGATTGAGCGCTACCGCGAAGGTGGCCCGTGCCCGGCGATGCGAGTTCTCGACACGGAGAACGGCGCAGTGATTGAGTCCCGTGGGAATGTCTTGGTGAGCATCTCGAAAGAGGCTCACGATGAGATTACTCAGAACGGGACTGATGGTGTTTCCGGCCAGAAAGCTGCTGACGACATGGAGCGTCGCCTTCTGGACCGTCGTAAACACGAGAAAGATTCGATGCGCGGTATCAACCCGCGCCTACGCAACGGGGAAGATGCTTTCTCCGTAGAGTTCGAAAAGGGCGCATACGCCTCTATCCCTGTGGGAGAGCAAGATGGCTGATAACGCAGTACGCTATGGTTTCCGGTACGTCAAAAGCCGGTACGGTGGTGGCAACGCCCCCATTCAAGAGGCATGGATTGCCACTGCTGCATCGTTCGATGTGAACGCTGGCGCCCAGAACGTATTCCTGGGCGAGGGTGACCCCATTGTTCAACTGTCGGACGGCTCGGTGACCTTGGGCGTAGGCTCCGAGGGAACCGACTCCACGACGCTCTTGGGCATCGTCCAGGGTATCAAGCAGTACTACGACACGGCAAAGGGCGTGATGACGGCCATGGGCCCGGGTATCCCGTCGGACTTGGCGTGGGGAACCAACCTTGCTCGCCAGTCTCGCGTCTACTTCACCCCGATTGAATCGGCCATCTGGGCAATCCAAGTGGATGACGCGGTCACCGCTACCACGGAAGCGGCCTACCAAGCGTTCATTGGTGAGAACTGCCGCTTCGTCAACACGGGCACCTCGGGCCAGTTGCGGGCTTTCCCGAAGCTGGACATCTCGACCCATGCCACGACCAACACTTTCCCCTGGAAGATTATCGGTGTTAGCCAGACGGCTCAGAACCAAGACTACTCTGGTCAGAACGTTGAGTTGTACGTCATCTCCAACGGCACCCTCGCTTCCAACAACGCCATCCTGGGTATCTAAGGAGTAGCCATGTCTTCCGGAGCAATTTTTACCAGTACAATCTTCAACTCGGTCAAACTCACGATTGACCAGATTGTTGATGACGACACGGCCGCCTCTGAGTCGACCCTTGTGTGCAAGAAGTACATGAAGGTTCAGAGCCAAGAGGACTACTACGAAGACGACCTGGAGATGGGCGGCCCTGGACTCGCTTCGGAAGTGTCCGAAGGCCAGGAAATCGAGGTGGGCGCTATCCGCGAGGGTTACATCACTCGCTACATCGCTCGCAAGTTCGGCCTGAAGCTCATTGTCACGGATGAAGCAGTCGAAGACACCAAGTACCCCGAGGTTTTGAAGCTTGCCAAACGACTGTCCCGAGCGCTGTACAAGACGGTGGACATCGACTGCACGAACATCCTTGTTCGTGCGGCCAACACCTCTTATACGGGTGGTGACGGCCAGCCGCTCGCATCAGCTTCCCATACTTTGCCGTCGGGCGGCACTTTCTCAAACACCTTCGCGACTCCGTTGGCCCCTAGCCGCATCGCTGTGGGGGCGGCTGTCTCCCTGATGCGGAAGTTCCCGGGTCATGACGGCGTGACGGAAGGCGTCGAGCCGGTGAAGATCGTCCATCCGACTGAGCAATGGATGACTTGGTCGGGCATCTTGAACTCCACGATGGCTCCTGAGGCTGGCAACTTCGCCGAAATCAACGCGGTGAAGCGGGACCTCAACATCACCGCGGTGGCGAACAAGTACTGGTCCAACACGACCACGAACTGGGCCATCATCACGGACGCGGAGAACGGCCTCAACCTCCGTTGGCGCCGCAAGCCTCGCAAGAACTCGTGGGTCGAAAACGACAACGAGACGATGAAGTACTCGATCACTGCGCGCTGGTCGCGCGGTTGGTCTGACCCCCGCGGCTTCTTCTTCAGCAACGCCTGAGGTAACCCATGGCATACGGAGCACCTTTCAGCCCGGACCTGCCGCAAGTCAGTTCCGGCGCGGGGATGAAAACCCCGTTTGGTATTACCTTGCTGCCGCCGGGTAGCAGGATTGCCGCTTACGTGCGCTCTACGGGCGCCCAGGCTGGCGATGACCCATTCACGAACGCGAACCTGGTTACCACGCTAGCCGCTGGCGTTGCCCGAGCCCGAGCTGGCTTGGGTGACACTGTGGTGGTGATGCCGGGTCACAACGAGTCCGTTACTGACGCGACGATGCTCACTGGTCTTGTGGCTGGCACTCGCATCGTCGGCTTCGGACGCGGTGGCAATATGCCGGTGTTCCGTTGGACGGCTACGGCCGCTCAATGGGCCATCTCGGTGAACGATGTCACTATCCAGAACCTCCGTCTCCGGTTGGAGGGCGCCAACGGCGTCGTGAAGGCAATCAACGTCACCGGGGCAGACTTCGGCCTGTTCGGTTGCGACGTTGAGACTTCTTCTGGTGCCTCGAACCTGGCAACGATTGGCTTGGAAATCGGCGCTGGCGCAAGCCGGGCTGAGGTTGTTGGCAACCGTTTCCGAGGAGTCGCAGCTGGCGTGGTGACGGACGTGGTGAAAATCGTGTCCACCCCGGACCTGGTCCGAGTGACGGACAATGAGTTTTACTGCGCAGGCACTTCAGCGACTGGACTTGTCCATGTCACGGCGGTGTCCACCAACCTGCTCATTGCTAGGAACACTATTGCCAATCTGACGGCATCCTCAATCGCCGGCATTGGAGTAGACAACGTGGCCGCTACTGGCATCATCTCTGACAACTACGTGTCGGTCTTGAGCACTGGTGCGGTCACCTCGAACACCACAGGTATCTTCACTGGCGCAGGGGCTCTTGTCCGTTGCTTCCAGAACTTCGTGGTGAACGACGCTCGCGCAAGCGGCTTACTGCTGCCGACTGTCGACACCTAATCCAGCGCCTTCTGGGCGCGCGAAAGCGAACGGCCATGAGGACGGTTGGACGAAGAATAAGGCCAGGCGAAAGGCGCCGCTGGACTTGCGATTACTGCTCGGCTCTGCGCGATAAGCGGGAGCTGAGCCGTGACGCAGCTGGCCTGTGGCGCTGTTCGTGCGTTGGTCAGGAGCGCGACCAGGTAACCCTGACGAGGGGCAATGCCGAGGCGTTGCGGGACTATGCCCAGCGCCTCCGTGTGCCACCTGAGATTGTCGGGCAGTACGGAACGATTCCTGTCGAGGCGGTAGCTAACAAGACAGGCAACTTGCTGGCTGAAGACGGAACGCCCCTCACGGCTGAGGATGGCGTGTACTTGCTTTTGGAGAGCTGATGGTCCAACGGGTTAGCGAGAAAATCTCCGAGCTGCCCGAGCTGGGCACGACGACGTCAGTCCCGTCCACGGCGATTATCCCGGTCGTCATCAATGGGGTGACGTATCGGGCGACGAAGGAGGAGCTGACCGCTACGGCCACCTCTGGGCTCAAGGCCAACTCCACGGCGGCAGTGAACAAGGCCATCCTCCAGGCAGCCTATGACGCTCTGAACGCTCTTGGCGGTGGGACGTTGGAGATTGGAGCTGGCACCTTCGCGCTAAGCGGCAACGTCCAGATGTACGCCAATATCCACACGCGCATGTCGCCTGGGACGGTGCTGGACATCTCCGCGGCGGGGGCAGTGGACTGCCTCTATGCCGTCGGCACGGAGGGCTCGACCATGGCGCTCACGGCCAACGCCGCCAAGGGGGCCACGAGCATCATCATGTCCGCTCCCAACGCGGCAACCCTGTCGCAGGGCAAGTGGATTCGGATTGCTTCCGATTCTGTGTTCAACGCCTCCGACACGAACAGCAAAATCGGGGAGCTTGCCCAGGTAAAGTCTGTGGCTGGAACGACCGTGAATCTGGAGGGCCCACTTCGAGGCGGCCCGTACAATACGGCCAATAACGCAACGGCTAGTCTTGTGACCCCAGTGGAGAATATTCGGGTTTCGGGTGGCAAGATTAAGGGAGGCGGGACCGTTACCACGACTGGGAGCGATGCAGACTGCAACGGCATCCGCATTTTCCTGGGCAGCAACTGCTCGATTGAGAGCGTGCGCTTTGAGCGTTGCGACCTGTCCGGAGTCTGGTTTCAGGACTCGACGTTCTGCCACGTCACTCGCTGCCACTTCCAGGACGCAGTCAACGACAACCAGGCCTATGGCGTACTCTGGGACAATGCTTGCCAAGACTGCACCATGCACGACTGCACAGGCGACCGTGTCCGCCATCTGGTGACCACTGGCAACAGCACGAATACCAAAGGGATAACTCGGCGCATCAAGTACTCGTGCCTAACCGTCTACTCGACAACGACGGCACGAGGCGGGTCTGGCGGTGACGCCATTGACACGCACGGTGCCGCAGAGGACATTCAAATCCAAGGGTGCACCGTCTACAGCTCAACCGGTGGCGGCATCAACGTGGAGTGCGCATCAGCCACCATTGAAGGCTGCCAGGTGTTCAACACCACTGACTACGGCATCATCTTCCACAACGAATCGGACCAGGAAGGCGAGGTTGTCATCTCCGGCAATCGCGTGGTCAACGCCGGGTTAGGCGGCACATGGGAGGGCATCCGGGTCAACATGCCCACCCGTGGGGCGACGGCTGCTAACCGTTCCGTGGTGGTGACCGGGAACATGGTTACCGACCCAACCGGTATCGGCATCTACATCGTCAACAGCGCCGGGTCGGGCAAGAGTCGAGGGGTGACGGTATCTGGCAACACTGTTTCAGGTTCCAGCAGTACTTCAGCGAGCATCTACCTGGAGGATGTCAATGGTGGTCTTGTGACTGGGAACACGGTCACGGACCCGACAGTCGTTAACCAGCAAGCCATTCAGCTTCGCGATTGTACGAACCTCACCATCACAGGCAACACGGTCCGCCACAAGGATAGCTCCACTGGTATCGGCATCTACGTAAATGCCTCCACTGCCGGCTCCTGTGCCTACCTAGCCATCACTGGGAACTCCGTTCATTGCGTGACCCCCTCCAACCTGAGAGGGGTCTACATGGACGACAATGCACAGAACTGTGTTGTTGCTGACAACCAGTTCCAGCTTTGCACGGAACAGGTACGCAGGGGGACTGGCTCCGGACATGATGTGCCGAGCGATACATTCGGCTCCGTAACAATCGTGGCTGGGGTGGTCACAATCAACCGAAACTGGACTGACGTTACCGTTGACACAGAGGGCGGCGCAGCCTCGGATGACATCGACACCATCAATGGCGGTGTAGCTGGGCAGATTGTCTCATTCCGTTCGGCCAACTCCGCTCGTGACTTGGTCTTCAAGCACAATACCGGGAACATCCTGTCCAATGTGGACAGAACCATACTTACCTCCAACGACGAGTTCACCGCACGGTTCTGCAATGGGAACAAGTGGCGGATGGTATCGCTGGCGATTAACTGATGACCATCAACTCCTCCAGAACCAGGGAGCTAGACATCGGACGCATCTGCCTGCGCGCCTACCAACTCGCTGGCCTGAGGAACGAGTCACAGCAACTCACGGTTGACCAAGGTGCGTTTGCCCGCGACATGCTGGGCAACATCATCGATGAGATGCAGGCTCATGGGCTTAGAGCTAGGGCGGTGGAGTTCCGTGACCTGACGCTCGTCTCGGGAACCTACATCTACCCGATGGGGACTGACGTACTGGATGTGGTTGGGGACGCCATGTACATCGACCCCACACAGGTTGACCTGACCAAGGCGACCAGTGAAATCCCGGTCGTGATGATTGGGCGTGACCAGTGGCAGCTCCTGTCCAACAAGTCGGCGACGGGGCGGCCAGTCATGTACTACGTCCATCGAACTGGATCGCCTCCCGAGGTGCGCTTCTGGCCCATCCCCGATGATGCCAG